ATACCAGGCGATATCAAAGAGAAAATCATAAATACTTATGAAGAAACTAAACCAGCACCCAAAGGTAAAATTTTGGATTATTTAATTGCCAACAAACTGAAAAGTTTAATTGATGTTATTGAGGAATTTTAATGAAACCGTTGTATGAAATATTTGACGCAATTGATGATGCTCAAAGTAGAAAAGAGAGAATGGACATAATTAGCCAAAATTTGTCACAACCACTAGTTGATGTTTTCAAGTTAACATATCATCCAGATTTTCAATGGAAGATAAAAGAAATACCTGAAAATTATAAAGTGCCAACTGATATGTTACCTGGTATCACGCATGATAGTCTAGCACACCAGCTGCGTAGATTGTATATGTTTCAAGAAGGCAATCCAATGGCCGAAACATTGACAGATAGAAGAAGAAATGAACTACTGATTCAAATGTTGGAATCAATCGAACCAAGAGAAGCGGAAATCTTATTGGGTATATTCCAAAAAGATTTGGGAGTAAAAGGTATTAACTATAAATTTGTAAAAGAGGCATTTCCAGACCTTCTACCATAATGGACAGAGAAAAAATAATTGTCATATCCGGTGAATTTGATCCTCCTTCTTATAATGAATTTAAATTATTAAAAAAATGCAAGTCAATGTGTGATTGGCTTGTTGTTGGCGTACATTCTGATGCTTACATGAAGTTACTCAGAAATGGCTATAAAAACACACTCGACCAAAGGAAAGAAGTAGTAGGAAGTTTTCCATTTGTTGATGAGGTGTTCTCATATAATGATAAAGATGGAACATCATGCAATTTGTTGAAATTAATAAAAATATGTTACCCAATGTCGAATATAATCTATGTGTCACAAACAGACATAACAAATATGCCAGAATCTCGTATTCGTGGCATAACCTTTGAGACTATTAAATAAGGAGTTAAATTAAAGTGTCAAAATTTTCCGGTAAGTTTCGCAATTACGATGATGATGAGAATTTCAATTTCAAATCAAGAAAAAAGAAAAAAGATCAACAAAAAACCACAAGAAATGTGTCTAATTATGATAATTATGATCTTTTCACTGGTTATGAAGATTATCAAAAACCTGCTAGAAGAAAAGCAAAACAATTCTAGTGTTGTTTTTGTGCAACACACATATTGACAAATGCCTTGAATAGTGTATAATACACTTATTCGTTGGAGAAATTTTATGATGTTCTATGTACGTTCACCTAAGTCCAAGGCCAAAAAAGTGCCTAAGGCTAAGCTCGAGCAATACGAAAAATGGTTGAAATCACACCAACCAACAAAACCACTTAAAATCCAAAAAACCAACAATACATTGTCTTATAAGCTGTCAACACCTGTTGGCCGTGAAACCAAGCAGTACAAATCGTTAAATACTGGTGAAGTTGGTGCAACCAAAGCTGCGGCAAAGGTTTATACTGGCACAAACATGCTGGGTATTGCAACAATGCATAAATCTAACGCTGTTCCCGTGTTTAACACTGAAGCAGCTGTTGAAATTTCAAACATGAGGCGCTAAAATGAGTAAAAAACTGAGTTTTGTTGTAAAATTGCAACGACCGGTGTGTCGAACACCAATCAAGCCTGTGCAAGCGCATAAAAATGTCGCAAAATACAGTCGTAAAAATGATAAAAAGACAATTTTGTCGCAAATCACTGAGCTAGGAGCATAAAATGTCGCAAATCACTGAGCCAAAACAAGAACCGATTGAATGGCAACCTTTGGATAAAGTTGTACGTGAGTGGGCAGTCATGTCCCAATTCGAAAATGACCAAGATTGGTACAATAAACTGAAGGAACAGTGCGAATGAGCAAAATTTACAACTACGAAGAAATTTTCGAAGAAATACCTGGCGATCCTGACAACATTTTGCTAAAATTTCCGCCGGAAATGTTGGAACAAACCGGTTGGAAAGAAGGTGACACCATAAACATTAAAATTGTTAACGGAAGTTTACACATTTCAAAAAATGATGTTGCAGAAAAACAACTCAGCCTTGATTTTTGATTGATAGTGTGATATAATAGAGTTATCACACAGGAGTTTTCATGGAATTGATTGAATCTAAATCGTTGCTGGCCAAATTGATGGCTACAGAGAATCTAACGATTGAACAGCGCCCGGTACAAACAGCATCCTTTGATGTTCGTAACCGTGTTTTAGTTGTACCCATCCTCGACAAGAATATTTCAAATGAAATTTATGATTTATTCATGGGACACGAAGTTGGTCATGCTCTTTACACTCCGATGGAGGGTATGCTTAAAGTAAGAAAGCTAAAATTAAATAGTGATGTTGCTAATGTGGTTGAAGATTCCCGCATTGAACGCAAAATCAAATACAAATATCCTGGCCTCAAAAATTCTTTTGCAAGAGCTTATAAAGAGCTCTTTGAAAAAGATTTCTTTGGTGTCAAAGATTCTGACCTAAACAAATTAAATTTACTTGATAGGATTAATCTTCACTGCAAAGGTGGAGCTGGATTGCGTATTCAGTTTAATGATATTGAACGTGGTCTGGTTGGAGAAGTTGAAACAACTGAAACCTATGATGAAGTAATTGAAGTAACCAAGAAAATTATCGATTACATGAAAATGCAAATTGAAGAAGAAGAAAAACTAAGAATCAAATCAGATGAAGATGGTGATGATTATGATGATGAATCTGATGTATCAGAGGAAGAAATGGGCTTTGGTTCCGACTATGATGAAGACTATGAAGATTTCGATGGCAATAGTGAATCTGAGGTAAACGAAGACGGAGAACAAGTACCAGCTTCTGGTTCAAAATCCGGAAAAAGTTTGGATGAAAAACTTGAAGAAAAAATCAAGTCACATACTAGTGAAGCATTTCGCCAAAACGAAAAGAAGTTATTTGAATCTAAACCTGGAACTTATGCATACGTAAATGTTCCACAATTAGATACAAAATATATTTTTGACCATAAAGAATTGTGGGAAAAATACAAAGAAGAAAACCATAACGTTTGCACAGAATCTTATATAAAAATTCGAAATGAAAGTAACAAAGTTGTTTCTTATCTTGTTAAAGAATTTGAAATGCGTAAGAACGCAGACCAATTAAAACGTGCTTCTGTTGCAAAGACTGGTGACTTGAATATGAAGAAAATCTTTTCATATCAATTCAACGAAGATATCTTCAAAAAGATTACAGTTGTACCTGGTGGAAAATCTCATGGTCTTGTGATGTTCCTTGACTGGTCAGGTTCAATGGTTGAACACATTGGTAATACTGTTAAACAGTTAATTAATCTTGTGTTGTTTTGCAAGAAGGTTAATATACCATATGAAGTGTATGCTTTTATTGAAGATTCTGCTGGTAAGCATTACGTAAGACAAAAAGCTGTAAAAGGAGACCTCTATTTGAGAGGTTTTGGATTATGCAATTTGTTGTCTAGTAGAATGTCTAGTTCGGAATTTACTTATGCAGCTTCTGGTCTTGTGTATATGTCAGGGCTTTCGAAAAATCATAATAGACCTGGCCACACTCCACATTGGTTGAGTTTATCTGGAACACCATTGAATGAAGCAATCATTTATTCAATGACAATTGTTCCAGAGTTCCAGAAAAAATATAAATTGCAAATTGTTAACACAATCTTTTTGACAGATGGTGAAGGACACAATTTGCGTGAAGTGTATGATGATAATGGTTATGATTATATGATGCCGAAAGCCATCAAAGCAGAAACTTTGGTTATTCGTGATCCAATCACCAAGAACCAGGAATCTGTTGACCTAAAATCTTATGCATATGATGCACAATCTAAAGCATTGATAAAATTGTTAAGAGCTAGAACCAACTCTAATGTAATTGGTTTCTATATTATCAGTGGTCGTGATTTTGGCCGCAAAGTGCAACAATGGTTCCCGAAACAAAATAACCACGAATCATTAAAATTAGATTTCCGTAAAAACAAATTTATGGTACTACAGAATAGTGGGTATGATGAATATTATATTCTCCGTTCTGGCGGCCTAGATACGGAAGAAGATGCAACTTTTGAGGTTAAAGAAAATTCTACAATCAAAGGAATTGCATCCGCTTTTGCGAAACACAATGTTAACCGAATTGGTAGCCGTGTGGTATTAAATCGCTTCATTAAACTAGTAGCTTAAAAGGAATTAAAATGAGTAATTATTCAGAATTTATTAATGTTGACAGAAAAGCAACACTCACTCGTTTAGACCAAGGTCTTATGACACAGTGGGTTGTTGAAATGTATATTGATAAAAGAATTATTCAAAAGGTAACATTGGGTGACCAACAAAAGGCCAAATCACTGGCAGAAAATTTTGTTCGTAATAACGGGCAAGCAGTACAAACATTGCTCAGTGAATTTGTATGAAAATCGACAAACAGACTAAAGAGGTTTTTTGTATTGCACAGGAAGAATGTGCCGAAGTCACACAAGCCATTTCAAAAATATTCCGATTTGGCTTTGATTCGGTACATCCTGTAACCAATAAGACAAATCAACAAAGTCTGGAAGAAGAAGTCGGTGATTTACTGGCGATGGTTGACATTATGATAGAAAAGTGTATAATATCAGATTCTAATGTTAATGCCGCTCGTCAGGCAAAAAAAGAGAAACTTAAAATTTGGTCAAGCATAAAGGTGTAATATGGATTATGATTATGAACGATATGAAGAACTGATACAAAACTTTTTAGAGGACATGTATTATGATCCAGATGACTTGACGATTGGTGAAGATATCTCACACATACCTGAGGTTAAAATTATCTTTGATGGTTATGGTGATTTAGAAGATGAAGATGAAAACGGTGAATACCGTTACACCGAAGGTGGCAACACCAACATGGAATCATATGCAATCTTCATACACAAAGATTCTCTGACCAAAGACTTTGTATTTCCAGAACACACAACATATCAATTTACTTTTGGTGGAATGATTCAACATCGACCAAAAGAAGAAGTGTGTATCTATGCGTGGCATGATGTTGAGAATGGTACTTGGGATATTCTTCCGTTGGAAGATAGATTGTCGGAAGATAACTCAATGGATGAAGAAGATGTTATGAAAATTTTGGAAGGTTTGTATGTCAAATATTATGCATAAATTGATGGACAAGCTCGGCCGTTATCGGTTGATTTTGGATAGAGTGACAAAAGAACCGTACATGCATCGGTACTATTTGTTTCTCAAAGACCGCAAATGGTTTCCTTTTAATGTGGTATTGCACAAGATTATGAAATCAGATGAACCTATTTTTCATGACCATCCATGGCCATTCATAACTGTGATTATCAAAGGTGGTTATTGGGAACACACACCAATCTTGGATGATAATGGTAGGCAGATTGTAGACATTGCACGATGGTGTGGTCCAGGTTCTATCATCATGCGTGGTTCAAAAGATTATCATTGGTTGGAACTTCACAACAATGAACCAGTAACCACATTGTTCTTTATGGGTCCACAACTCCGTGAATGGGGTTTCCTCAAAGACAAATGGATACATAATGAAGAATACTTGAAACAAAGATTGGCAAAATGAATGATGAACAGATCATGGCCGCATACGATAAACTGAAACAACATTTTGGTGATAAGCTTCCAGACCCAGAACACAGTCCACTGCAATTTGCATACTTTGTAAAAATATACAAATACTACTATGAAAATCGACAGAATTAAAGAATATCATATTCAACAAAGGCGGCTACAGGATCGCCGTCAAGAAGATCATGTACAAGATAAACGGATTCTTGAGGAAATCCGCAGAGAAAAAATTCGAAGAATGGAGAAGCATCGTATTGATGTGTATGCATAGGTTTTGAATTGTGACAGTTTCGTTACTAGTTCCTGGAAATCTACATAATGGATGAGCACAAAAACCTATCGTTCAATATTCATATCCGATGTGCATCTCGGGACAAACGAATGTCAGGCCGAGAAGTTAAACAATTTCCTCAAACATAATTCATGTGACACATTATATCTAATCGGTGATATAATAGACGCATGGAGAATACAACAAAACAAATGGCGTTGGAAGCAATCACACACTAACGTGGTACGTAGAGTGTTGGGACATGCCAAAAAAGGAACTCGGGTACTGTACATAGCAGGCAACCACGATGAATTCCTGAGACCAATGATACCATACAATTTCAGTTTTGGTCTAATAGAAATACACAATCAAATAGAACACATCGGCGCAGATGGTAAACATTATCTTGTCACGCATGGCGATTTGTTTGATGGTATCACAAGACTTGCACCATGGTTAGCATTTTTAGGAGATAAAGCATATGATGTGGTTCTATCACTCAATAGTAAACTTAATTGGATATTGCACCGCTTTGGTTTTAGGTACTTTAGTCTTAGCCAGTATCTTAAAGGAAGAGTAAAGAAGGCCGTAGATTTTATATTTCAGTTTGAAAAGAATCTAGCTGCATACTGTAAGAATCGTGGCTTTGATGGTGTTATCTGTGGCCACATACACCATGCAGAGATTAAAGAAATAGATGGCGTTACATACATGAATGATGGAGATTGGGTTGAATCATGTACAGCATTGGTTGAACACCATGATGGTCGTTGGGAAATAATTACATGGACACAGAGCAATGACAAAGAAGATACTGATAATAACGGACAACTTACCGAATCAAATTAATGGTGTCGTTACAACCTACAAGAATATTGAGGCACATGCGATTCTGGATGGTTATGATTTTGTTTATCTTAATCCCGGGGACTTCAGCTATGTTAATTGCCCTGGCTACAACGAAGTCAAGATTGCCTATCCGAGGGCGATGGGCAAGAAGATTAAGGAGATATGTCCAACTTATATCCATATTGCCACAGAGGGTCCTCTTGGTCTGTGTGCTAGACAATATCTTGACAAACGTGGTCTTAGGTACAATACTGCTTATCACACTAAGTTTCCTGAGGGAATAAAGAAACTCACCGGCGTTCCAGAATTCATCACATGGGCTTATGTCCGTTGGTTCCATAAGCATTCAGGCAAAGTGCTTACTACCACCGAAACGATGGTCAACGATTTACTCGACCATGGATTTCAGAATAATGTTATACCATGGACCCGTGGAGTGGATAGAGATATATTTAATAACTCTCAGCGTATTGCCAGCGCTTCCGGAGGTCCCACCCTTGTTTGTGTCTCCAGAGTTTCCAAAGAAAAGAACCTCGATGACTTCTGCAAGATACAATACCCTGGTGCCAGAAAAATAATGGTCGGCGATGGACCATATATGTCCGAGTTGGCCTTAAAGTATCCAGATGTTGAGTTCGTGGGATTCAAGACCGGGCTAGAGCTTGCATACTATTATGCAAACGCAGATGTTTTCGTATTTCCTTCAAAGTGGGAAACATTTGGATTGGTAATGATTGAAGCCATGGCCTGCGGTACACCAGTAGCTGCGTACCCAGCACCAGGACCTCTGGATGTGGTAGACATTGGTAAGACTGGTTATCTTGGGGAGGACTTAAACTATAATATCTCTTGTTGCTTGACACTAGATCGTAAAGATGTTATAATACATTCACAGAAATGGTCCTGGGAAAAGGCTTGGGAAATTTTTAGAGATAACATGATATCGACTAAATGAAGTACATCTGGATGGCCATCAAAACCGCATTGATACTTTTGTGGTCCTATGCAATGCTTATAGTAATAATTCTAATTGCTGCAATGGCATATGGTGGTATCAAAGAACTTTTAAAATGAAAAAATTTGCAATCGCAGGTACATCCAGCCAGTTTTATGATTGGATGAGAAACAATGGCCGTTCTCACACCGATTGGATTTATGTGAGTGGGCTTGATACTATCAGAGGTTGCAGTAATCCACACGGTATGTTCATTGGTACCTGGTATGAAAGACCTGATATGCTAGAAGTGGTACATATGCTCAGACTTTGTACACACATAAAAAATGAGAAACTGGATGAAGTGTTCCAGGTGTTTATGAACTATAGATTGGGGTTAGAAGGATGAACGAACGAGTTAAAGAACTTGCTCTACAGGCTCAAAAAGTTGTTGGATACACTGATGGTGGATATACAGAAATCAAAGCATTAGACCAGGAAAAGTTCGCCGAGTTGATTGTTCGGGAATGTGCCAAGTCTTTGTGGACCGAAGAATGCCATAACAGTGATTTGGCATTAGAAGAATTTGAAAGAAACAGTGCTAAGATTAAAGAACATTTCGGAGTTAAAGAATGAATACTATCGTGAACCTTGGAGTGCTTGTATATGACTTTCTATTGGTTGCTGGTACCGCATACCTTGTTGCAGTACATGACTGGTCCATGTGGACCTTTCTGTTAACCCTTTTATTCTGTATGAGTATCACTAAGAAGGATGAAAAGAATGAGGGATGAAGATGTAAATAGGCTCATAGAGCACCTTGAGAGGTCCTTGATGGAAGCCTCCGAGAAAAAAATCCTGGAATCAAAGGAAGAAAAAATCGAAATTCCTTTGGGGGCCCCAGAAAATAAAAAATAGGAATAAAGAGTTTGACCAGGTGGAGCTTTTTTATTATATCGCATCCCCATGGCGCCCCCATCCCCTACGCTTACAGTCACCAGCCACCCAGCAACACACACCAGC